CGCGATGCCAACCTGCGCGATGCCAACCTGCCTGATCTCACTTTCGTAATTCTGGGTGAGAAATACTTCATAAGTATAACGAACGGTGAATATGTACGAGCAGGATGCCAGAACCACACAGTTGAGGAATGGAGAAAATATAGTAAGCAGGAAATTGCTGAGATGGATGGTCGTAAAGCTCTTAAATTTTATCCACGTCTTCTGGACATTATCGACTTCTATATTGGTAAAGGTGAACGCCCGGATTGGTTAACAAGTAAAGAATATGCATATGAAGTTACTGAGTAAGCGTATTTTTGGCAGCGAATAAGCACCTATAGCAGATTTACGAGTCTGCTATGTGAGCAATATCGCTCGTAACCAAACGAGGACGACGACTCGTTCTGGTTAATCGAAAAATCATCCCTTGATGTTATTTGCCGCTCGCAGTCAGGGCGGATTTTTTCGCATACCAACAACGCTTCATTCGAGGCGTTTTAGCTATGCCAATAAATGAAAATGGAGAATCCCACGATGACATTTGCTATCGCGGGCGGTGCCGTCATGGGTATCGCCCAACTTAATGAATCACTTTTAGAGCGTATAACCAGAAAATTACGGGCCGGATGGAAACGTCTCGGTGAAATTCTTAATCAGCCAGGAGTGCCACGCCATGACCATTACGCCTGTTAATGGAACAATTCTTGTTCAGCAAGGAAACAGGGAGTTCAACAAGCTATATGAGAAAGTATTTCCGGATACAAAACAGGGAATGTCTGATGCGTATACATGGGCTGCCGGAATAGCTCTTGGTTGGGATAAGTGGCAGGACGAAGAATGGGAGGCGCGCCATGTTGCATGATTTTGATGATGAAGAATTTATTGCTCTCATTTCTCCTGAAATTGATGAGGAAGTGGAGCAGCAAATTAACTTAGCCGCAGAACGGCAGAATCCGGTTATTAGCTGGGATGAATTTGCGGGGTATTACTCATGAATCTGGATCAGTTAGATGAACCGTTCGCAGCTGAAGATATTGAGTGGCGAATACAGCAAAGCGGTAAAACACGCGATGGCAAAGTGTGGGCTTTGGTGCTGGCTTATGTCACAAACAGGGCAATCATGAAACGCCTGGACGATGTTTGCGGCAAAGCAGGATGGCGCAATGAATACCGCGATATTCCCAACAACGGTGGCGTTGAATGCGGCATATCAATCAAGATTGATTCCGAATGGGTAACTAAATGGGATGCTGCTGAAAACACACAGGTAGAAGCCGTCAAAGGTGGTCGCTCCGGCGCAATGAAGCGTGCTGCCGTTCAGTGGGGAATTGGTCGGTATCTGTATAACCTTGAGGAAGGTTTTGCGCAGATATCCAGTGATAAGAAACAAGGATGGCACAGGGCCAAACTGAAGGATGGAACAGGATTTTACTGGCTCCCTCCATCGCTGCCGAACTGGGCCATGCCAGCATCAGGCAATCAACCATCACCAGAAAATACCAACCAGAAATCTCCATCGGTTGACTGCGAACAAATCCTGAAAGACTTCAGCGATTATGCAGCAACAGAAACTGACAAGAAAAAGCTAATTGAGAGATACCAGCACGACTGGCAATTATTGACTGGTCACGATGATGAGCAGACAAAATGCGTTCAGGTAATGAATATCAGAATAAATGAGCTTAAACAGGTGGCATAAATGGCAAGCAGAGGCGTAAATAAGGTGATTATCCTTGGTCGGGTTGGACAAGACCCGGAAGTTAGATACTCACCATCAGGAACAGCGTTCGCTAACCTGACAATAGCTACGTCAGAACAATGGCGAGATAAAAATACTGGCGAGCAAAAGGAGCAGACGGAGTGGCACCGTGTGGTGATGAGCGGGAAACTGGCAGAAATTGCCAGCGAGTATCTGCGAAAAGGCTCTGAGGTTTATCTTGAAGGCAAATTGCGGACAAGAAAATGGCAGGACCAAAGTGGACAGAATCGGTTCACTACCGAAGTCATCGTTGGCGTTAGTGGAACCATGCAAATGCTTGGTGGCAAGCAAGGAAGCAATGAACAGTCTTCACATCAGCGAAATAACGGTCAGCAACAAAGACAACAACCTCAGCAGAAGGGAAATCACAACGAACCTCCCATGAACTTCGACGATGAGATCCCATTTTAATAATCGTGGTAACACATCCAGTATCTTGATATAGATTCTTGAAATATGAGTGGTTAATTAAAATGATTGAAAATTTATCACATAATTATCTTCATGAATTAAAGAATAGGTTTTTAGCAAAGGTTGGCATTAATTCAGGGTATGTGCCTGAAAATATGAAAACTGAGTGCCATATTTGGATGGCTGGGAAGAATTGCAGAGGATACGGAAGAATAAGCGTTAATGGAAAAGTGGTTAAGGCTCACAGATTATCATATGAGTTTAGTAAAGGAATAATTCCAGAAGGAAAGGTTGTGATTCATTTGTGTGACAACCCATCTTGCGTAAATCCAAAGCATCTAGCAGTAGGTACAGTTTCTGACAACAATGCAGATATGCGTCATAAGGGACGCGAAAAATATCAAACAGGAGAACAGAACGGTAACTCAAAATTAACAAAGGATAAGATTTTTGATATCCGTAGAGATATCAGATCAAACAGAATTATTGCTAGAGAATACAATATAAGCCACACACATGTTGGTTTAATTAAAAACAAGAAAATATGGAGACACTTATAATCAACGCCATAAAAACATAGCAAATACAAACAAGCCACAAACATTGTATAATGGATATCATATTATTATGCCAAAACCATTGTTTGACTATAACAATCCTCTCCGATGTTCCGGCAATTCCGTCTCGGATGTGCTGGATAAATTCAGAAAGAACTACGACCTGATAATGTCAATGCCGCAGGAAACGAAAGCAGAAAGAGATTTTCGCAATTCAATCTGGCTAGCTGAGCGTAACGAAAAAGAACTCATCAGGCAGACATCAATACGACCATTCCGCAAAGCAACATATACAAAATTCATTGAAATCGACCCGCGCCTGCGTAATTACCGCTCACGTTACGGGATGATTAGCAATAACTGAGGAATAACTCATGAAATTAAATATCGACCTCGGTAAATACGTAATTACCGGAACCAAACACGACCTTATTCTCAGCGAGAAGAAGAAAGTAACTGACGAAAAAAGCAAAAATTACGGTAATGAAGTCCTTGTGCGTTGCGGTTACTACAGCAAGTTTGAGCATCTGGTTAAAGAGTTATGCCACCGCGAAATTCTGGCGTCAGAAGCGCAATCATTTCAGGCGCTACAACAGCATATCGAGACGCTTAGTCTGTCACTGAGTAAAGCGGTTAACGACTTTGTGGAGAGCAAATCATGAGAGGCGTTTCTTACAACCCAGAAATTCTACCCGCTGAACTTATTATTAGGCACAAAATTAAACCAATGCCAACACGCGAAGAATTATTGCAGCGCAATTCATTTCCCTCGATTAACGAGAATAAATATTTGAATGCGATACTGAGGAGAGAAAAATGCAAGAGGTAAAAATTTACACCGCGTCCCCATCTGATTTATCTCCACCAGTCCAGTCTGAATCGTTCTGCGTTGACATGGTTCTGGCGTCTGATTATGCGGAGCTTGAGGCTAAATACGCGGCGTTGGCGGCGGATAACGATAAAGCAATGGAGTCACTTAAGCAGGGTGATGCAGTTGTTAAGTTGGCGCACGAGAAGTTTTCGGCACTGGCCGCGGAGAATGAGACGCTGAAATACCAAGAGCCAAAGCTGGCAGCGATGATGTCATGCCTTGATGCGTTCTATGCTGACGATGACGTCCCGGAACGAGCCATGATGACCGCCTATAACATTCTTCGCAAGTCGGTAGGCACCCCAGCCACCGACGAGTTTCTGGCTGAGGTGCGGGCAAGTGCACGTAATGAAGGTATCAACTATGCCGCCAGCCTTCTCGCCGCCGCATTCAATCACGGATTCCTCGATAAACCTGTATCAGAAGTTCTCGACGTGACACGCATGATTTTGTCGGCGAAAGAGGATTTATCCAATGACCCACTACCAGCGGATGACGGTTTGTCAGGTGAATACGCGGAGAAGGCGATAGAAGAATGGGCGGACCAAATTCGCAAAGGAGTGCAGTCATGAAACTTAAAATGTACACGCCAGACGGATCGGTGATTGTCGAAAGTAACCTGGTAACGCAGTTCTACCCTGACTTCGAAAGCGGAGGTGAGTTGACCACCATCGAAACAGTATCAGCTACCGGGGAAACTTTCTCGGTGAAAGTTAAGCACTCGTTTACGCAGGTGACTTGCGCACTGGCTACAGCATGGCGAGTTGACGAGAAGAAAGCAGAAGGAGCCGCGCTATGAGCATTCTCACCATTCTGAATTTCGGTCTCGCCTTAATGGGGTGGCTGTTCATCATGTTCAAAACAGGCCAGTGGTTTATCTCTATTGCGCTCAAACAATGGGATAAGCGCAAAAAGCAATCTCGTCGGCAAAAAGCAGTTAACGAATTTTATGATGCGTTTGACCTGTCCAGTATCGAACCTGGTACAACGGTTCGCCTAGCGACTAAAGGCGATCTGACAATCATGATGTTTCGACAGGAGTCCGCCCAATGAGCAACATCGACAAACAGGCGCTGCGTGAAGCGGCGAAGAGGGCTACGCCGGGGAATTGGCGCCGCACCTCATCACTGTTCAATGGCATCACGGTAACGCCGTTTTCTCTTTGCGGTAAAGAAGTGACGTTGGCCCATACTGTTGAGAAACGTGACGCGGAATTTATCGCCGCAGCCAACCCCGCCACCATGCTGGCGCTGCTGGATGAGAATCTTCAGCTCCAACGGGAAAAAGACGCAATAGAGGCCGTAGCGCTGGCACTGCGTGATGATATGCGGGATGCGCGCGAAAAGTTGGAAGCCGCAGAACACCGCATAGCAGAACACCGCAAGGTGCTAAATAGCATTGCAGCAGTAGCCCGTCGCTACCTGCCTGATTATGACGAACATCCTGAAATTCAGGCCGCTGACGAATTACTTGAGAGCGCTGCTGGCATCGGCGTGAAGGGGGAGTGAGAGATGAAAACTAAAAAATATGATGAGAGAAAGGACCTTGACCTTTGGTTTGGGTTGTCATATGCAGCGTTTCTCGTGATGCCACGTGTAGCAATGATGCAAATGCCGGAAGAGTGGCGGGAGAAAATGGCCGAACTTCTCAATCAGTACGATGAAACCATTGATACCGCGGCGTTTGGTGTAAAAGGTTGTCGGGTTAATGCGCTAACTGGTGACGGCAAGTTAATGAAAATGCCGGCAGAGTTATTGAATTACCGCCACCCACAGCCGGAAACGGTAGCGGCGCTTTTACTGTCAAAAGGTGAGGACTAACCCATGACCACTATTACCAGAGAACAGTTAATCGAAAAACTTCAGAACAGGATTGCGGTAACTGCCAATTATCCCGGCGTCGAAGAAGCGCAACTTGATGCAGCTATTTTCAAAATCGCGCTGGCATCACTGGAAGCAAAACCAATAGGTGCATTCCACATCGCAGATCAGCAGGTAGATGGGACAACGGATTATATCAAGGATGGGGAGTGGCCCATCGATAATGGTGTTATTGATGTCTACGCCGTCCCGCCAGCGTCGGTAGTGCCAGATGAACGAGCAGCTTTCAACGCATGGAATAACGAGGACAACTTACCAATCGCTGGGGTTGGTGCCAAAAATGCTGCCTGGTTGGCATGGCAGGCACGCGCCTCGTTGTGTGGAAATTCAGCGCTGAATGTTCCTCCTGAGCGCCCTGCGGACTCGTCGAACGGTGATGATATTGAGGCATGGTTTGATGAGGGCTGGAACGCTTGTCGCGCTGCCATGCTCAACGGAGGTAAATCGTGAAACACTATCAAATAACAGCATCGATGGCGAAAGATATTGCTTTTAAACTTGGCGCTGAACTGAACAACGAAGAAGCAGAAATTTTTGCCGATGGTTATAACGCTGCCATGCAGTCGTTCGGTAATTCCGAACAACTTAACTCTCCGGTAACTCCGGATGGCTGGATAAGCTGTAGTGAGCGGATGCCTGCTCAAGATGATTGGGTTTTAATTTATTCAAAGCACGGCGAGTATTTGGCAGGTCAGGTGCAAGGGGAATACGTGGAGTTGAACGACGGCACGCTATCGTGGCTAGGAAGTGCCTTGCATTGGATGCTGCTACCAGAACCGCCGCAGCAGGAGGTGAAGTAGTGAATACCTCAGTAATTCGAACATACACAGAGCAGCTTGAGTCCACCATCGAAAAAGGCGTTGAGTTACGAGACTCAATGCGTCAGGAGATATCCCGACTCGAACGACTTGTTAAAGCTCAGAAGTCTGAAATCACCAATGCGGTTAATGCCAAGGAGTTGTACCAGCGCAGGCTTGGTAATTACAAAAAGCGTCTGATAGTTGAGCGGGAGAAGCGGCAGAAACTTGAAGGTCAGATTATCAAGCTAAAGCGGAAGATGAGTAATGGCTAAATCCCCAGCAGAGCGCAACTAACAAACCTCGCACAGTCGAGGTTTTTTTTATCGGAGTAACTATGGAATCACACAGCCTCACACTCGATGAGGCCTGTGCATTTCTCAAAATATCCAGACCTACCGCCACCAACTGGATTCGCACAGGCCGACTACAGGCAACACGTAAAGACCCCACCAAACCGAAATCCCCTTACCTCACCACACGACAAGCCTGCATTGCGGCGCTTCAGTCTCCGCTGCATACTGTCCAGGTGAGCGCGGGTGATGACATAACAGAGGAACTGAAATGTCACTATTCCGCAGAGGTGAAACATGGTACGCCAGTTTCACATTGCCGAACGGCAAAAGATTTAAGCAATCTCTTGGGACAAAGGAAAAAAGGCAGGCCACAGAGCTTCATGACAAGATGAAGGCAGAAGCATGGAGGGTAAATAAATTAGGAGAGACGCCTGACATGACTTTTGAGGAGGCCTGTGTCAGGTGGTTAGAGGAGAAGGCGCATAAGAAGTCGCTGGATGATGACAAGAGTCGGATAGGATTCTGGCTCCAGCATTTTGCAGGGATGCAGTTGAAGGATATTACCGAGACGAAGATTTACTCCGCCATCCAGAAGATGACTAATCGGCGGCATGAGGAAAACTGGAAGTTAATGGATGAAGCTTGCAGGAAGAATGGGAAGCAGCCTCCGGTATTCAAGCCTAAGCCGGCAGCAGTAGCCACAAAAGCAACTCACCTTTCATTCATTAAGGCACTCCTCCGGGCTGCTGAACGCGAATGGAAGATGTTGGATAAGGCTCCGATCATCAAAGTTCCTCAGCCGAAAAATAAGCGTATCCGCTGGCTTGAGCCTCACGAGGCAAAAAGGTTGATTGATGAATGCCCGGAACCGCTAAAGTCAGTCGTAGAGTTTGCGCTTTCTACTGGCTTAAGGCGGTCTAACATTATCAATCTGGAGTGGCAGCAGATAGACATGCAACGAAAGGTGGCATGGATACACCCGGAACAAAGCAAGTCTAATCATGCCATTGGAGTGGCGCTGAATGATACCGCTTGCCGGGTGCTGAAAAAGCAAATCGGCAATCATCACAAATGGGTGTTCGTCTACAAGGAAAGCAGCACCAAACCAGACGGAACTAAATCACCTGTAGTGAGGAAGATGCGCTATGACGCTAATACTGCATGGAGGGCAGCATTAAAACGAGCGGGCATTGAAGACTTCCGTTTTCATGACCTGAGGCACACGTGGGCAAGTTGGTTAGTTCAGGCTGGCGTTCCGATTTCGGTATTGCAGGAAATGGGTGGCTGGGAGTCTATCGAAATGGTTCGCAGATATGCTCATCTGGCACCAAATCACCTGACTGAACATGCTCGACAAATTGACTCGATTTTTGGTACTTCTGTCCCAAATATGTCCCACAGTAAAAATAAGGAAGGTACGAATAATACGTAA